ACAGCAAGAGGTGCATTGATTTATGACGATACAGCTACTGGTGATCCAGCAGTTGCAGTTTTAGATTTTGGTGGAGATAAAACAGCTACTTCAGGTACATTTACAATACAGTTTCCTACTGCTAATGCCTCAGACGCTATACTAAGAATAGCATAGGAATAAAAAATGGCTAACGCTTGGGGTGAAGCCTCCTGGGGACAAAACGCTTGGAATAAACAATCGGATGTTGACCAAACACCTACTGGCGTTTCTTCAACAGGTGCAGTCGGTTCGACTACTGTAACAGGAAATTGTACAGTTACAGTTACTGGAGTATCTGTTTCAAGTAATGTAGGGACAGGAACTTTTGATATAGCTGTAGACCCTTTTACAGTTACAGGTGTTTCTGTAAGTTCTTCAGTAGGTTCGTCTAGTGTTGGTTTAGGCAGAACACAAGCAGTTACTGGAGTAAGCTCTTCTACTGCAATTGGAGCTGTAACCATACCAACAGAATTTTTAATTAACACAGGTTGGGGAAGAGGTCTTTGGGGTGGTAGAGCTTGGGGTGAAAGATATTCTGTAGAGGCTACTGGAGTAGCAGTAACAAGTGCTGTAGGCTCAAGCACTATACAAGCTGATGCAAATGTTACAGTCACAGGTGTAAGTGTTTCAAGTAGTGTTGGTTCTATTACAATTACAGGACTAGCTTCGATATCAGTTACTGGAGTTTCAGCAACTACATCACTTGGAACTATATCACTAGAACAAGATACTAACGAAACAGTAAGTGGTTTAGGTTTAACAAGTGCTGTTGGCGATCCAGTTACAGGACAGAAAACTCCAGTTGATGTTACAGGAGCAAGTGTAACAAGTGCTGTTGGCTCAGTTACAGTTACAGGAACAGCAAGTTTTTCTGTAACAGGTGTTTCCTCAACAGGTGCTGTAGGAACATCCACGTTTAAATCTACTTATACAGTTACAGGAATAAGTGCAACAACAGCAGTTGGAGAGGCATCTGTAGTAACAAACAATTTTGTATCTCCTTCTGGTGTGGTATTGACTACTTCAGTCGGAGACACTATCATATTAGTATGGTCAGAAATAGATACAGGAACGCAAGTAACTTGGACTGATATAGGAACGGCAGCATAGGAAAAATATATGGCATCTTCATTTTCAAGTGATTTAAAATTAGAATTAATGGTGACTGGCGAAAACGCTGGTACTTGGGGTGATAAAACTAATACAAATTTAAATTTAGTACAACAAGCAGTTGCAGGATTTGAATCAATAGATGTAGCAAGTGCAGATGTCGGATTACTTATGTCCGATGCAACTATTTCAAATGCAAGAAATGCAACTATAAAATTAACAGGAACACTTGCAGCTAATAGAACAGTTACTATTCCAGATAGTATAGAAAAAGTTTATAATGTGATTGATGGCACTAATCACGATGGAAATACTTTAACTTTTAAAACATCAAGTGGAACTGGTATTTTATTGTGTGAGGGAAATTGTTATACTTTATATTCAGATGGAACAAATATTGAAAAAGCAAATGAGTATAAAAAATGGAGAGTGATTTCAGCAGCCGAGACAGTACAAGCTGGAGCACAATTATTTGTGGACACAAATGGTGGAGCAGTTACTGTTACTTTACCTGCATCTCCTTCAACTGGAGATGAAGTTACTTTCAATGATCAAAGATTAACTTTTGATTCAAATAATTTAACAGTAGGAAGAAATGGTAGTAATATACTTGGTGCAGCAGGTGATTTAGTTGTAGCCACTGAGGGAGCTGCTTTTACTTTAGTTTACTCAGGCAACGCTACAACAGGATGGACATATAAGGATAAATAATTATGGCAAATTATGAGGCAACTAGATATAATTTTGATGGAGCAAATCTAAGTGGTATTGAAGGTATTAATACTGGTGTAATAGTGCCTTGGAGTGCTTCATCTGTGCCTTCAGGTTTTTTAGAGTGTAATGGGGCAAATGTATCAAGGTCTACATACTCAGCTTTGTTTGCTGTTATAGGAACAACGTATGGGTCAGGAGATGGCGCAACTACTTTTGGATTGCCAGATTTACAAGATAATGTAGCTGTAGGAAAATCAAATAACAAAGCATTAGCTTCAACTATGGGAGCAAACACTGTAACTTCTACAGGAAATGTTGCTGGATCAACTGCCAATGCAACTTTGTCAACAGCTCAACTTGCTTCTCATTCTCATCCGATGTTTGGTCAACCTGCTGATGAAGTCGCTGGAGGTGCTGTTCCTATGTTAACAGCAGGAATGACTACTGGTAACACAGGTTCAGGTGGGGGTCATTCACACAATATGAGTGCTAACTTTGTTGGTGATGCAACTTCTGTTTTACAACCTTATTTAACTGTGATATACATAATAAAAACTTAGGAGTACATATGGCATTTACAGGTAAATGGACAGTAATTTTTGAAGATAAATCAATAATAAAAAATTGTGATGATTTTCCAAGTGGTCACAAGTATGAGTTTACCGATAGTTCTTTTGACACATTTTGGAGTGATAGTAAATTTTCAAATATATGGGCGATACAATATACAGGGGATACAAACACCGATCAGGTAGAGCATAGAGATACTACACCTCATACTGCTTACGATGATTCAGTGTTGGGTAATTTTACGACACAATTTAAAGACAAGTGGGATGCAAAACATTTATCGGCTATACAGAGTGCGTGGGATGCAAATAATGTGGATGGCGAAACATCAGATGAAAAAATTGCTAGATTAGGAGCTAGACCTACTTCATATTCCTCTAATTAATGCAAAAACACAAAATTGTAGATTCCATAGGTATTTTTGATGATTTAATACCTAAAGATTTTTGTAATCAAGCTATTAATTTATATCATAATCAAAATAAATTAAACAAAACCTACGATAGATTCGTAACAGAAGCTGCATCTATTGATAAAAAAAAAGATAATTGTTTTGGGTGTGACGGAAGTAATGTTGAAGTATGGGAAGAAAATTTAAAACCTTTGTTTGTAAATTTGATACAAGCTTTTAATTTTTACAAGAAGTTGACTGGAATACATAAATACTATGGCGATCATTTTCGTATAGACACTACAAAAATACAAAAAACAGAACCTGGAGAGGGTTATCACATTTGGCATATAGAACACAGTGGGAGAATGGATTTTATAAAAAGAATTTTATTCTTTATAATATATTTGAATGATGATTTTACAGCAGGAGAAACAGAATTTTTACATATGAAACAAAGAGTAAATCCTAAACAGGGTAGAATAATTATTGCACCAGCACACTTTCCGTATGTACATAGAGGCAATCCACCCTTACAAGGTGTAAAATATATTCATACAGGGTGGTTCAATATACCTTAATTTCATTTAATCTTTTCCAGTCTCCTTTATCTCGAAAATTACAGATTAAAGAGTATCTGCTTTTTTCATTATTACTTTTTTCAGCTCCATGTAAAATGTTACTTGGTAAAACATACCAGTCCCCTATTTTTGGAGTAATACTTATATTTAACTCTGGTAAATGTAAATCTACACCATCACTTAAATATAAAATACAGTGCCAGCAAGGGTGGTTGTGGTATCTAATGTAATCTTGTTTTTTAATTTTCACTGCCCACGACTCTAATTCATATCTATCCCAAAAAGCATGAAATACACTGCCATTAGGGTGCATTATAATTTGTTTTTGCACGTATTTAATAAAATGTAAAAAATCTTTATTATCATTAAAACTATTAAAATCAGTTTTGTCTCCATATATATTAGTAGTATATTCTTCTTTAGTATTTTTAAGTTGATTATCTATTTCAAGAATTAAATTATGCAGAGTGTGTTTTTCTGGATAATGCCCATGAAATATACTGACTGTTCTTGGATAAGTTATTGTAGTTGCATAAGTTTGAATTTGGTCAACAGATGTGATATGTTTTTTAAACATGACTGTAATATATACTTGCCAAACAAATAACACAAGTCAAATTGTTACTCCATATATTGACAAAAGATTTACTTATTATGCTTTTACTAATCAAAGAAGATTACCAAGACCTTGGATAAAAATACCAATTAAAAAAACTATAGATGAAAAAAAACAACAAAGATATTACAAAATTAATTCTCATTTATTTTTTAAAAAAAATTCTGTTTATGTTGATTCTCACGTAAAAATACATAAACATTTATTAGATTTCTCACATAAAATGTTACAGTATAAAAATTACTCTACATTAGTTCATCCTTTTCGCACTTGTTTTTTAGATGAGCTGTACGATTGGTTTATATTAGGATTGATAAATTTACAACAAGTTGAAAATATAACTAAAAAATTTTACAAAAATATAAAAAAAA